ATGACCTGGGCGACGAACGCTATTTCCCCGAGCCGACCACCACGTTCGTAAGCTTGTTGAGCGCACCGAAATACTTCTCCGCGAGACTCATCACCTCAGCGAGGTCTCGCTCCCGAACCGACTCTGCCTCAGTCTCCATGCCGAGCAGAGTGAACAGCGTGGACATCTGGTCGACGGGCGCCTCACCCGCTTCGTCGAGTGCCTCGAGCGTCGCGAGCGACAGCTTCAACGGGATCGGGCCGATGATCTCACCGTCAACGAATCGGCCGTAGAACTGCTTCTCCGCGGTGATGACATGCTTGACGCGCGTCTGCTCTGCGATGGATTCGAGTACCTCAGCCTCGCGCTCGTCCGACCAGTCGTCGAACTCGGCGGCGGCAGGCGCATTCTTGCGAGTAGCCATAACGGTTTCCTTTCAGGGTGACGGGGTTGCGGGGTTAAAGGCGCGGCCGGGCACGACCCCGAAGCGTTCCCGACCGCGCCGGTACTGCTACGGCTCGACAGGCTCCGTCGTCTCGCCCTCGACGTACGCCTCCCAGTAGTAGGAGTTGTCGAACAGCTCATGGCGAACCCACTGGAACGTGACGGCGATGCCGTTCACTGTGCCTCGCTCGTCCTTGCCATTCGAGATCTCGGAGACCCGGACGACACCGTGCTCACGCTTGATCGCACCGGACTTGTACACCGACTCGAGCAGCACGATGTACTGGTTCGAGTTCGTGGTGTCCTTGACCTTGATGACACCGTTCGCGTCGGGCGCGCTGCCGAGGGAGAGTTCTCGGGTGATCTCGTTGTACTGCGCGAGCGTCATCGCGACCGTGATCGAACCGTCCGCGTTGATGGAGAACCCATCCTCGAGGAACTCGATCGCGTCGCCCGCCTCTCGCGACTGCTCCGGCCCGCCATCCGAGGTGCGGAGACCGAGGTACTTGAAGCCGGAGGGTACGGTCAGAGTGTCGGCGCCGAGCTGCACCGCAGTGATCACGTTCTCCTGCTCGACGGGCGCGATACCCGCGAACCCGGTCACGTAGATGAGGGCCTCGTTTACATCACGGCCCCGTGCGTCTGCCATTTGCTTCCCTTTCTGTGGAAACGACAAACGCCACCCGTGGGTGGGTGGCGTTTAGCCCGCGTGGGGCCGATTATTGGTGTTGTGTGCCGACCGAGGTCGCTTCGAGCACCGCATAGTAGCGGGCCTCGTCGTTACTCGACGGCACAGTGTACGGGCCGCTGGTGACCTGTACGTTTGCGATGGGCGACACCGCTTCTGGTGTCTCGCCCTTAATCAGTGCGACGATCATGCGAGCGGCGTCACCGGTCGGCTTCAATGCCGCACGGTTCGGGCCAATCACGGTCACACCGATCGTGGAATCTTTCATGCCGACGTCGCCCTCTGGGCCGGCGTCGACTCGGATAATGATGTGCAGCTCGCCAGGAGCGTTTGGCGCGCCGCCGGCAGTCGACGACCGTTCCGCGTTCGACACCCATGACGGGTTGATGCCGAACGCCGGGAGTCGGCCACGCAACCATCCGCACAGCCACTGCTCCAGGTCAGAATGGACGACGATCATCGCCGCTTCACCGCCCGCACCGCGCGAGCGAGGTTACCGGTCTGCGACTCGACGAGAAGAGTTTTCCAGTCCTCGCCGACGACAAGCGCGGTAACGCGGTCTCCGCTGCGCTGCCGCTTCACCTTCAACCCGTCGCGGTAGTCACCAGACTCGACCGGCGCATTCGCGTACGCAATCCCATGCACAGCATCCGCGGCCGTCTCACACAGATCGCCGACCTTCTCGCTCTCGAGGATCTCCTTGAAAAACCCGTCGTTGAACTCCATCAGTCGCCCTCCTGCATCGTGAGCCTGACCTGCGCGTACGGCGCCCACCCTGTGAACGGGTTTCGTTCCCGCAGCGGGCGACCGTTCTGCGCGAACGTGACGCCGTCGAGCTCGACCTTGTCGCCGGGATGCGGCTCAACCTCCCCCTCGGGGATATAGAGCACCCATCCGACAGTTGCACTGTCCGACTGGCCGTCGGTCGTCTCGGACGTGCTCGAGTTGAGGATGAACGCCGCCGGCGCATCGACCCGTTGCGGGTTCATCCAATCGAGACCGGTCGGTAGGCCCGAGTACGGATCAAGCGCCTTCGTCGGGCGCAGATACGTGACCATTAGACCCCCCAAGTGAGGCGGTAGCCGTCGAGGTCTGCCTTCTCATCCGCAGTGAGCAGATGCGACAGACCGCCACCGCCGGCACTCGTGAGGTACGACACCGACGCACCACCGACCGCCTGCGACCGCAACGTCGGGTCTGTGCCGAACCGCTTCGCCGACCGGCTCAGCACACCCGCGATCGCGCCGACCTCGCCCGGCTCGAATCCATGAGTGAGGTCGATCTCGACCGATCGGAACCGGTTCGGGAACCGGACGCCCTCGAGCATGCCGGCCTCAGACCATCGCACACGCTCCGTCACGTCGCGGCCGTCAACGAGCACCTGATGCAGTTCGACGATCCGCATCGTCTTCAACTTCAGCAGGTGCCTGCCGTTACCGTCGCGAATCATGGTCTCGCGCACTTGCGGCGCGACGTGCCAGCCGCAGTAGTCGCGGATCGCGGCCTGAGCGGCCTCCATCGGATCGATAGTGCCCGTGAGCATGTCGCCATAGTCCACGATCCGCGCCCCCTACTTGTCTGCCACCGTGCGGTTCTTGTTCGCTGGAGCCCGGCCCTTACGCACCGGCTTCGGCGACGCGACCGAATGCGCTACGGCTTCCTCGATCGGTACCGCGCCGAGCCGCTTCGCGTGCTCTTCGTCCAGCTGCATGCGGTGCGGGATACCCCGCACCATCACCGTGTAGTTCTTCATGACCACTCCTCGATACGGTGCTGTGGGCGAGCCGAAACCCGCCCACAGCACCTGGATCGGCTAGCCCTCGGCGGGCTCGTCCGAGATCGTGACCTTCACGAACGCCGACGGGCGACGCACGGCGAGCGCGAGACGCTCCTCGATGCGCACCGTGATGCGGTTGTTCGTGAAGTCGTCGTCGTGCGAGTTCGTCGCCTCGACGCGCACGCCGCCCTTGCGGTAGATGGTCGCGGCCTGACGGAACGCACCCACAACGGCCGTGCCCTGCGCAATCGCGGGCGTCGTGACCGTACGCAGACCCCACACGGGCGGCTGCTCGGTGAGCGTGCCGTTGCCGTACTGGCCCTGGAACATGCCGCCGCCGTAGTACTGGCCGTTCGCATCCTTCGCGAGGCGCAGCACCTGGTAGTCGGCCGGGTTGAGCACCACCGCGTCTGCGGTGAGACCCGACGCGGTCTGCACCGCGGTCTGCGCCTTGAACAGTTCGTCCGCGAGGGTCGCGGTCGTTGCGGTAGCGGTCTGCACGCCCGTGCGGTTGAGGAGACCACGCAGGTTCGCGCCGGTGCCGTTGCCGTTCAGCAGCTGCGCTTCCTCGACGAGCAGGAGCTCGTACAGGGCGCGGTTGTTGATCGACGACGCGAGCCACGCGTAGTCCTCGAGGATCTCGTCCGACTCGTTGTACCAGCCGGCGATCTTCGTGAGTGCGTCGATCTGCGGCGTCGGGTGCGTCACCGAGAACTGCGGCTTCTGCCCGTTCTCACCCACAGTCCCGAACGTGCCCTCGAGACCGCCCTCGATGAAGTAGCGGATTGCGTTGCCCGAGATGCTGCCGGAGCCGAACAGGTCGGCGAGCGACGTACGTCGCGGCGCCTGCACGACGGTGAGGTCGACGTCAGTCGCGGTCTCCCGAAGCTCCACGCCGGCGGGCGACACGATGGTGTCTGTCGCCGCCTTCACGCCGATCTCGGGAGCAGCGAACGTCGCACGCTGGCCGGGCGCGCGGCCCGACTTCACGCCCGACTCCGCGATGAAGTGGTCGCCGAGCGACGCCGGCGCTTTCTTGCCTGCGTCCGGCTCGGGGGCCTTCGCGCCGAGGAACTGCTCCATGCGTGCCGCCGAAGCGATCTTCACGTCGAGCCCCTCGATGGTCTTCGTGAGCGTGTCGACGGCCGTGTAGTCGTCGTCCGTCACCGTGCCGTCGTCGATCTTGCTCTTGATGGCGAGGAGCTCCTTCTGAGCGGCCTCGCGCTGTGCCTTGAGATTCATTCCGAATCCTTTCGGTTCGTTGCCCCCGATGTGAGGGCGATCTTGATGAGTGCGCGAGCGCGCTTCGCCTTGGCCTCGGCGTTGGCTTCCTCGTTGACCGTTTCCGGTTCCTCCGAGTTCGGCTCCTCCGCGGGCTCCTCGACGTCGTCTTGCTCGTCATCCCCCGCCGGTTCGACGGAAGTCTTGGGCTCGCCGCGCTTCACGGCGAGCAGTTCAGTAGCCTGGTTCGCGCCAACCGGCACGACCGACACCTCGTGAATCCTGAGCTTTCGCAGCTCGTACGCCCACTCGCCGTCGACCTTGACCTCGGCCGCGTCGAGAATGTCGTACGCGAAACTCATCTGCTTCACGCGGCCCTGTTTGATCAGCCGGTGCACGTATGCGCCCGTGGCGGACTCGGTGTCGAGCTGCACGGTCACCTTGAGTCCGTGCTCGTCCTCGATCGCCGACACTGTGGAGCCGATGTTCATCGTCGGGTCGTCCATGCGGTGCGACCAATAGCAGGGGATGCCTGCGCCCTGCTCGCCGTGCTCCGCGAGGGATTCGGCGAACGCGCCCTTCACGACGACATCGCCGTACGAGTCCACGTTCCCGAACACCGAGGCGTAGCCGATGAACTGGCCGTCGTCGATCTCTGCAGCGCCGAGATCGATCGCGGCGCTCTTGTACTTCAGCATGCTCTGCCCTTTCGCTCGCCGCGCGTACCAGTCGGTCGCAGCATCGATGGATGATTGAGGTCGCCCCTCAGCCCGGAGCCGCTCCATGACGGTTTCTTCACCGGGATCGAGCAGCACGAAGTTGGCGCCGAGGCCCTCCCAGCGCTTGTAGGTTTCCTCGCTCAGATCCCAGGCGATAACCCACACGTCCGCCGGGAGCTCGTCATCAGCACCAGACAGGCCGTCGAGTGCCCGCGCGATCGCCGCCTGTCGGGCCGCGAACGTCAGCTTCGCGACCGCCGGCGGCGCATCATGCGCTGTCTGCGAGCCGAGCGCCTGCGCGAGTACATCGAAGTCGACGACCGCGTCGCCCGGCTTCCGCTGCTCCTGCACATACGTGGACTTCCCGGCACCCGGCGGCCCCATCACGACAGTTACCTGCATCACAGCCTCCCGATCTCCGCGAGCGCGCGACCGATCGCGGCATCGTCGAGTTCGACCCCCGACTTGGCGGCATCCTCGAGAAGCTCGCGAGTCCAGCGCGCCCAATCGATGCTGGTGTCGCCAGCACCCCGCTTCGCGGTGATCGCATTCCGTGCCCGTGAGACGACGCCGTCAATGAGGTGCTTCATGCCGTCCTGCTGCGCGGTGTCATCCTCCGGGGAGCGGTTCGAACCACCCTCGGTCGTGACATTCAGCGGCACGATGAGTTCGTCACCGCCGTCGACCGCGGGCATGTTCCGCATCGCCCGCGCCTCATTCACGGTCATGAACGGAGCGCCGACCGACTGGCGGATGATCACAGCCTGCTCCTCGAACGACCCCTGCAGGCGCGCCTCACGATTGAACTCGACGTACATGCCGGTCTCTCCAACGAGCTGCAGGAACACCTGCGTGAACCGTGCCTCGATACGCTTCAACGTCCACGCGA